CCTTATAAAAAGAAATTTTGCCCTCGTGAGACTAATGACGAACGGCACAGTCTGCAGACTTAAAATCTGTGTCTTTTGCGAGTTCGAGTCTCGCCGCGGGTACCATATTATGTCCGTCTAGCCCAACCGGCAGGAGGCATCACACTCAAAACGTGAACAGTGCGAGTTCGAATCTCGCGACGGATACCAATTTACATTAGGAAGTTGGCTTAGAAGCAGCCATCTTTTAAAGAGTAGGCAGTCTCTTGACATAAAAATGGTGAAGATCAGCCAGACCTTTTAGCGAAACAGCATACTATTATAAAGATTTTTCAGTTGACAATTAAAGCATTCTATGTTAAAGTTTGCTATGATAATTTCAATTGATGAAAAGAACAAGATGATTGTGGAAAAATCCTGCGGCTGTATTTGGTGTGACCTCGGTTTTGAGCGCACTAAATTGAAGCGCAATTTTATCCATTACATCAAGTATAAAATCCATGTTTGCACGCTTCCGCGTCCTCTGGATTATAAACCAAAGAATGCTGGTGAAGTGTTGATGGATACACGTGGGTCTTCCAAACCTGAATAGTGAGATCGTTACTCACCACCCGCTCCAATTTAATGCGTGACTATGACTATGGCCGTGGCTCGGCTTCTATAACCGATATGGTGCACCAACGGTTACAAGACAGAGCTCACTATTCGGTCCCGCTCCAAATTCAACTCTGCAAACCTCTTGAGAAGAGGGCCGGCCTTGGAAGTCGGTGGGCGGAACACCGTGTGGAGACAAATCGACGGATTACTTTTGAGATGGTTCAGCGCTTTCTGTCTTAATTGCGTACCGTTTGAGGTGGCGGGAACCTCATTAATAACCCGCAGAAATTCAGTATATGCTTATGAGCTGCGATTCACTCAAATCGGGCAACTCTTTCAAATTCAACAGGGTGAAAGATTACGGAAGTCGGTGAGCTTTGGAAGCTTGCAGCGCAGGTTCGACTCCTTGATGAAGCACCAAAGAATTTCCGTTATGCCGGGAAACTAAATGTTCTCTACTGCTGTAAACACTCAGTGGGTGAGAAAACGTGGCATATCAATTTCATGCTAGATATACTCGATGGCAAAGGTGGCGCGCCTGTGAAGCGTGAGCATTTGGTTCGAATCCGAAGTCTAGTACCAAATCCAGGACCCTTAGTGAACTGGGATCATAACTCACTGTCCATGAGTTGTAACCCGAATAGTGAGATCGTTACTCACCACCCGCTCCAATTTGAATGTACGACAGAGTGCGAAAGTGCTGTCCACCTTTGTAATGATTGGGAATAAGGTCCCTTTGTACTGTGCTATATGCTCTCTTAAGTCTATCCTGGGAAAGCACAGGTTTTACATACCTGGAAGGTCAGTTCGATTCTGACAGAGAGTACCATTTCTCTGATATGCGCGTTTAGCTTAGCCTGGTCTAAAGCTCTGGTCTCCAAAACCAGGATCGTGGGTTCGAATCCTGCATCGCGTGCCACTCAATTTTAATAACGCGTCATTAGTTCAGTGGGAGAACCCTTGCTCGACACGCAAGTGGCCGAATGTTCAATTCATTCATGACGCACCATTCTGGGTAGCTTAAGTTAAAGCAAGTTTTTCGCGAAGCCTTATGGAGGTATCGAATCCTCCCCTCGAAGCCATTTTGAAAGTTGACAATGAAAATTGCAATTACTGGAGCAACAAGCGGACTCGGTAAAATCTTCTTCGATCATTTGAGCAAATCTCATGATGTAGAAAATTTTAGTCGGTCAAATGGATTTGATTTTTCAAAGCTTGAAGCGCTTGATAATTTGGTCCAAGCAATTGGCGACTTTGATCTTCTCATTAATAATGCTCATGTAGGCACGTCGCAGACGCAATTGACAATGAAACTTGCTCAATTCTGGCACACAAAACCTAGATCAGCAATTTGGAATATTACAAGCACTTCAGCTTGGACATCTTCAAGATATTCTCCAACTTACACGGCTGAAAAGACGATGTTGGATAAAGTATCTTATATGTATCAGTCAAACGATTGTGTCTATCCAAAAATTACACTGCTTCGATTTCATGTTATCGACACTCCGGTGTGGGAAGGCAAGAATGTTCCGAAGCTTTTCCAGATGGATATTATTAGGACAGTAGACTTTTTGATGAGTCTTCCTCCTGACCTTCATATTATGGAATTGTCTTTGAAGCTGGTCAATCAACAAATACAACATGGTTAGTCTGTCTCATAAATAGTTCATGAATACTACTTTATGGAGCGACAAATGACACCTCTACTTATTATGGTTGGCGCGGACAAAGGCGGCGTAGGTAAAACTACTATCTCGCGAACTCTTCTTGAATATCTGACTGCTCAAGGTTCAAAATTTCGAGCCTTTGATACTGAAACTCCAAATGGAGTTCTGAAGCGGTTCAATTCAAACGATACTGAGATGGTTGACTTGACTACATCTGATGGTCAGATGAAAGTCTTCGACACTCTCGAAAAGACACCAATCACTGTTATCGATATTCGCGCAGGTCTCTTGAGTCCTACACTCGAAACTATGCTGAATGTTGGTTTGCTTGATATGGTCAAGTCAAAAACACTCAATCTTGCAGTCATGCATGTCTTAGGTCCAACGCTTGCTTCGCTCGCGGAAATCAAAGACACTGCAGAAAAAATTCCAACTGCTCATTATTTTCTTGTCAAGAATCATATCAACAACTCGAACTTCTTTGAGTGGGATAAGGTTACAACGGAATCCATTTTTTCTGATCCTCGATCGGGAACAATTGACATTCCAAAGCTTGATGAACTCGCTATGGAGAATGTCGAAAAGATCGGCGTGACCTTCAAGCACTTTATCGAGAATGAAACAAATGAAGGTGCTGCTGCTTCTTATTCACTTGTTCTTCGCGGATACGTTCGTACTTGGCTAAAGAAAATCTATGCTGAATTTGATCGCATCAAGCTCAATGAGCTTACCTTCGCACATTAATGTCCCTTCGTCTAGTGGCTAAGGCAAACGGCCGATAACCGTTAAAAGATGGATCGAAACCATCAGGGACAACCAATTACACGCTGTTATTTTAGTGGCAAAAAACGCGGCCGATAACCGTGTATCACAGGTTCGATTCCTGTACGGCGTACCAATTTGCTTAAGGTGATAGGCTTGGAAATAGCGCAGACACCTTATTCACAGTAAATTTGCGGAATTTCCAAAACAAACTTTAAATATTACTTAAAAATAGGGCGGCTTGACGTCCCCTAAGAATAGCATGCAGTGATGTATGTAAAGCGGTCACCTCCTACAGGCCCGCACCATGTTGAATGGCTCATTCAAGCAAGTACGATCTGCACCGCGAGGTGTCCTCTTCCAAGGGGATAGTCAGAACGGCTAGGTTAGTCGAAAGATAGTCCGAGGGTAACACTGTAGGATAAGAGGTCGCAAGCCTCACTGACATGCAAACTAGCTTTATGAGGATAGATAACGTATAGTGAAATTAGTCTGACGTGTCGCAACGAAAGGTAGTTCACAAATGCAAAGATGCTGGGTCTCGTTTCTTGAAAGAGACACAAAATCTTGAAGATTGACGGAGTAGCTCGCAAGGCAAAACGTAAGCAACGTGTTGTATTTTGTTCTCCAAAAGAGGGCGAAGCGACTGAACTAGCACGGGGCAGTAGGTAGCAACAGAAAATTGACTGTGGTAGTCAATCTCCATTTCAAGGAGAAAGCATTGGTTCAATTCCAATATTTTCACGATTAAAAAGCAAAGTCTAGTTCACTGAAGAATGTAAGTGGTCAAATGCTTCAACCGCAAGGTAATGAAGCGCAACAGAGCTCGCAAGGCCGACGTTGTTTATTGATAGAGTCATCATAGAGTCTTAGCGGACTCGAATTGCTCGCAAGGCAAGTGGGGATGAAGTCGATGAGTAGTTCTTCGGAATAGTGATACTGCCTTCACTTAAAACAGGCGACCATGGTTGCAGACGAGATGATCTCTCTTTTGAGACTCTCGTGGATGAACAGGAACCTAAAGTGCTGACACGGCCGTCCTCGCAAGGATTAGGATAATCTCAGAGGTGCAACTGTAAGACGGGTAATCTCACCGTACCAATTCTACTCCGTTATATCATTCTCGCGAGAATGATATAACAGAATAGAGGAAATTGAAATGAACAGATTTAATGCGATTTGTAGAAAATGTCGCGGCTCTGGCAACGTCTTGCAGATGGTGCCTGGGAGGGCGATATATCAAAATCTTTTATAACCTGTCCACGATGTGGTGGGAATAAACATACTCTAATCAGAATGCACACCTTCACCAACAAAATGAAGCGCCGCGCAGATCAAATGCAAGCTCTAGCAGATAGCTGGAATAAACGCGAAATAGAATAGGCATCGCGTGCTTGTTACCTTATAGACCACTAGCATAAAGGTAATGCGCTGGCCTTTTAACCCATGAGAACACGGATCGTTACCGTGGTGGTCTACCACTCAATTCCATTGTCTTATAAATAGACCATGGAATATATCATCTACAAAACTACTAATCTCGTCAATGGCAAATTCTACATTGGTCGTCACAAGACGAAAAATATAGAAGATGGCTATTTGGGATCAGGCAAAGTCTTCAGATCTGCACTTAAAAAATATGGTGAAGAAAACTTTTCTCGTGAAATTCTTCATCGCTGCAAATCAGAAAATGAGATGCACTTAGCCGAGAAGATTTTTGTTGTGCTTGATCCTGAAGTGTCATATAATGTTGCTAGAGGCGGACCTCGAGGAGGTTTTGACCATATCAATCGAAACAGCTCAAGTTTCAAAGGACGAAAACATTCTCCTGAAGCTAAAGCTCGCATTTCGGCCAAATTGAAAGGTCATAAAGTTTCTGTAGAGACGAAAGAAAAACTCAGTCAGAACCACGTGGATAAACCGCGACAAAAAGGTACTGATGGAAGATTTATGGCGATACAGATGGTTCTGACAGGCTCCTCATAAGAGCCCAGGGAAGGTTCGTTTCCTTCTTTCGCTACATAGACTCCTGAGAATGATAAATGAGCTATAATTGCTTATCCTCTTCTCAGGAGTAACTTTCTTGTACTACACTATCTGCAAAAAGAAAAATTAGTGAAAGTTTAAGAAAAAAGAAATTGGAGAGTTAACCGGTTGGGAACCGGGACCGCCTTGAAAGCGAATCGGACGAAAGTCTGGGGATCGAGACCTCAGCTCTCCGCCATTATACGGTTGAACGCGAAAAATAGTTCCGACGAAGGTCACGGTTAACCTTCACCATTTAAGTCCAAGTAGCCCAACGGCAGAGGCACCAGTCTAAGAAGCTGCACAGGTGAGAGTTCGAATCTCTCTTTGGACACCAAATTTTCAGTTGACAACTTAAACATTTCTATGTTAGTATGAACTAACAAATGGAGATACTTAAGTGGCTGATATGACTAAAGAGCAATCGGCAGAGAATAATGCCGTGATGAACAAGCTGATCTTCGGACACTCCCCGCCTGTTACTTGCGAGGTGTTTGAGAAGCTGGAGTCTTATCCCGGAAATGCGACTGCCGTTCCTGGACAGATGTATAAGTTTCAAGACTTTGTAATGATGAAGCTGACGGATACGACAGCTCGTTTTTACTCAGTTGTAGATTAATAACTACGATAGAACAGGTGTTCAGGGAGGTTTTATAAACCTTTTGCCCCAGATAAGGGCCTTTGGCAGGGATCGTTACCTTGATCGTAGACCAATTTCTATGTCGTCAATGCTCGAACGGGAGTAGAGGAAGTTAGAGTAATATCTGGCATGATCCTAAAGTTCCTATTGTATCGCCGCCGATTGTAGGACGCATAATCTCTCGGCATAGAAAATTCTTTTTTGGAGAAGTAAAGTGAAATCCGTTATTCGTTATGACGACATGATTCATCCTCCAGTTCTTACGATGTACATTCACGGCTGTCCGCACAAGCGTCAGCATCGAGCTGTACTACAGCAATTTCGTGAGGAATTGACCAAGTCAGCTACTCGACAAATTTCTCATGCTGTTGACTTGCCTATCGATCATCCGATCGATTTGGTTCTCAGCTTCACAAACCCAGCGTCTCCTGACCTGGATCACTTGCTCGAAGCTGTTTTCATGGCTCTAGATGCAAAGTCACTGAAGGGTCCTTCGATCCTTAAGGATGACCGACATATTCAGAAGGTCACGATGAGCAAGATGTATATCGGCCATCCAACTAAGCGTGATGGTGCACGATGATCTCACGCTTCACTATGATTGAGAAGTTCTTGAAAAATGGTTTCCAAGTCTCATTCCGCTTGTACCAAAAGAATAATGGCCACGTAACCCCCTCCGCTTCGAACGGAGAGCACGGTAACTGGATGAAAATGCAGGTTCGAATCCTGCCGTGGTCGCCATATCTGCAAGTTGCTTGATCGAAAAGAGTTACTTGTATTTCGGTCCAACAAGATCGTAAGCCGGTCGGACGTGCATTGCTAGCGGAGACGTAATGCTCCGCAACTAATTTAGGTGGAACATGGTCTCAAAAGATTATCAAGATTATGTAGACACTGGTTTGCATTATTCTGAAAAAGTATTTGACAAATTTGTCGAATCAGAATATAATGTAAATGAAGTTCCAATTGACGATGTTCACCACGTAGCTATGGAGTGGGCAGTTAAACTTGTCCCTGTAAATTACGCGATGGCTTCATGGCAACACCAGGAAGCTCGTGGAAATACAATTCCTTGGAAATTCAATAAGCTGGTTCAGCGACTACGCGGCGCTCTTTGGGAAGCCGAACGTAAACTGAAACGACAGCAAGAAGATTTGATCGAAGCTCGGAAAGAACTTTCTCGGCTTAAACGATTACAGAAATGAGTAGGGATTAGCCTGGGTGCTCTGCCGGTCTGCAAAACTGTGCATAGGAGTTCGATTCTCCCCCTATTCTCCAATTTACATTATGAGGTACTGAATGGCATCCATGGTCCAAGGTTTATCAGGAATTGAGTCGAAGTTTTCCAAACAAGAAATTGTAGATACGCTTCGAAAGTTTCGAGATGCTCATATGGTTGAATACGCAGATGCTCTTGATGTTTATCGAGAGATGGTTGCAAAAAAGCTGAAGGGCTATCTCAAGGCTGCAAAGTCTGCTGATTTCACAAAGTTCGATGTTCCGAACAACTTGGGTCTTATAACGCCAGTTAATATTGACAAAGGTTATACCTCAATTATCAATCTGTTTTTGTCTTCGAAGGATGAAGAAGTTTCTCTTTCCTTTGATGAAGCAAACAAGATTTTCAATAATGAATGGGATTGGATTGCTGCTGCAACTACTTCCAATCAGTTTTACTCTTCACAGAAGAGTCGGTAATGCTTCAAGTTGAAGAATTTACAAGGGCTTCCATGGAACTCGGAAGCATTGGACTTTCGTAATTGTGGAACAAACTCAGCCACGAAGCTCTTGGACTCCTCCAACTGCTTCACTTTATCTCGGTCGAGTTTATCCTTTCAAGTAAGTTATGGAGCGTTAATTGCCTAGGTGGCAGCATCGCTTGGAAAGCGATTGGGATGTAATGTCTGGGGATCGAGACCTCAGCGCTCCGCCAAATATGGAATGTTAACTGCATAGGTTGCAGCGCTGCCTCGAAAACAGCTGGGACGAAAGTCTGGGGATCGAGACCTCAGCATTCCGCCAAATTTGTAGCGCACTTTAAATCCATTGCTACATGCTTGAGCAGCCACACGCTCTAGAGAAAACCGAAGTGTGGAATAAATTGTTTGACATAATACGAAAAGTGTTGTATAAATAATAATGAAATCAAATTTCATCTGCAGCTCGGAAGTAAAGCGCGGATAGATATGGGAGACGAAAAGCCCTATCACAAATTAGGACAAATTGTCCTTACGAATCGCGGGCGAGTGGAACGGATCGGCTGTAAAAGCCTTACCATATTTGGCTCATAACCAGATGATACTGGGTTCGACTCCCAGGCAACGCAACCAAATCAGAATCTGTCTACCGGGAGGGTGACAGTGCCTCAGTCTTCGGACAAAGTGCTCATAACATGCTAAGGCGAGCAAGTTCTATCAGTTAACCGCCAGTAGAGTGCTAAGGAGGCACTGCCGTCTGTAAAACGGATCTCTCGGGCAGCCAGGATCGTTACCTGGATGGCGGACATAAGCCCTAGAAGATGATAAATAGACTTGACCGTCTGTCCTCTCTTCTAGGGTAATAAAAAGTATTACACGATCTATAAGATAACGAACTTGCTTGATGGTAAGTTCTATGACACTTTCTGGTAGAAATTATCAGAAGAAACTAAAAGAAAAATTTCTGAAGCTAAAAGAGGGAAACCTCGAAAATAATTTCTCGGACTTCTGTAACAGTAGTCAGTCAGACCAGACAAACTTGTGAAGGATTTTATTATGCAATTTCAACCGCTGTTCAATCGCGTAATTTTGAAGCGATTCGAGTCGAAACTACTCACTGCAGGTGGTGTTCACCTCTCTGAAATGTCTCCTGAGTCGATCAATCAAGAAGCGATGGTTCTTGCAGTTGGACCCGGAATGCCAAATGCTGATGGCTCTTTGAGAGCTTCACAGGTATCCGTAGGTGATAAAGTTCTACTTCTTCGTGGACAAGGTGTTCCGTTGAAGATCGAAGGTGAAGATGTAATTCTCGTCGATGAACCAAATATCATCGGCATTCTGCAAAAGGCTTCTACGTCTTCTGGAGATTAAGTTAAATGCGGCATTAGCATAAAGGTAATGTCTTTGGTTGCCAATCAAAGTAAGACGGATCGTTACCGTCATGCCGCTCCAAATTAAATGCAACTTTAGCTGATATGGTTATAGCGGCCGTTTGAAGAACGGTTGAAGCGGGTTCGATTCCTGCAGGTTGCACCAAGTTATTTCAGAGTAGTCAAATGGTAAGGACGGAGAGCTGTTAACTCTCGCCGATGCTGGATCGAAACCAGCCTCTGGAGCCAATAAGCTGGGTGGGCGGGTTGTGCCGTTGCCTGGCACCAATTTCGGCGACAGTGATTGCTCATTCTCTCGAACTAACTGTCAAGTGCGCATTCGACTTTATAGCGAAGCAATAGGCTTTCAGTTGGGTTGAGCTTGATCTCTCAATCGTAGACAATGGAAGAAAGCTACCGCCGATAAGAACTTCTTCATAAGAAGGACGGACATTTAGGCTACGGTCAGGAAAGTCCGGTCTGCAGTATGGAAGCGTAGTGGCTAACGACCACCTGGAGTGATCCGAGGACTAGTGGAACAGAAACGATCCGATTAAATTCGGCTGAAACGGCTAAACTCTACGCGCAGCAATCTCAAGTTCGCCGACGGGTATCCATCCCCATCACTTAAATGTGTGCTAGGTAATGGTAGGGAGCAAGGAGTTCATGGGTAACTATGAACCAAGTCAAATGAATGTCGCTACGGATGCTCTAAATCGTCACTATATTTCGTAGTACAGAAACCGGCTTATAGTCCATCTTATGAAGATTTACTTTCTATGATAAAATTTCAATTCTTTTACCTTCTAAGGTAAAAATAATTATTGCCGCTTCGTATAATGGATGTACGTCGCTCTCTGAAAGCGCAGGTCTTGGATCGTGACCAAGAGTGGCAGCCAAAATAAAGTTGGATTAGTTAAGTGGTATAACAGGGCCCTTGTAACGCTCTATCGGCGATTCGATTCCGCCATCCAGCACATAGACTCCTAAGAATGATAAATAGATTTGACCATCTATCCTCTTCTTAGGAGTAACTTTCTTGACCTACACGTACTTCACAATCTATAAGATAACTAATCTTCTTGATGGTAAATTCTATATTGGAAAGCATCAAACTAAAAATTTAGAAGATTCTTATTTTGGGTCAGGTAAACTTCTAAAGCGGGCTATTCAAAAGCATGGTAAAGAAAATTTTAAGAAAGAATATCTTGAAATTCACATGACAGAAGAAGAGATGAATGCTGCTGAAAAGCGCTTAGTAGTTATCTGTGATCAGTCATACAATCTTTGTGAAGGTGGCAAAGGTGGTTTTGGTTTCATTAATTCATCACTAACAACAGAACAAAAATCTGTTGCTGCTAAAAAGAATACTAAAAATCATTTCAATTTAGGCATTTTCATAAAAGGAAAACCTAAATCTGAAAAACATAAACAGAATATTTCTTTAGCTCTTTTAGGTAAAAAGCCCGGGAATGCTGGTTTAACTTATAAACAGAAAAACCATAATCCTGCTTCTCATCCAAGAGGGCCTCGAGGACCTTATCGTAAATCAATTTAGGAAACTTACCACAAAAAACAAATTTGGTTCGATCCCAAAAAAAGTCGATTCGGCTTTTCCTAGTGGTAGGAAAATGTTTCCTGTCAAATTAAAGATTGCTTCCAGCGTCTAAATAACAAAACAGCAAGCGCGGTTCGATTCCGCCCAATGGCCATAAGTGTAAAAGCGGCTGGCAGGTAGTGTAATGGTAGCACAGCCGTCAAAAACAGCAATCTGAAAAGTTAAAGATTAGATACTGCAAACCAACAGTCGACCCTCACAGGGTCTCCAGAACGCTTCAGCGGTCAAGACGTTTCCGTTGTCGTATTGTACGTCACTAATCTGAATTTTAAGTTGTCATATTTTAGTGGTAGAAAGCCTCTTTGGTAAGGAGGTAGCCAGAGTTCGATTCTCTGTGACAGCACATAGACTCCTGAGAATGATAAAATAGATCTAACCATCTATCCTCTTCTCAGGAGTAATCAATGTACTACGATCTATAAGATAACGAACTTGCTTGATGGTAAGTTTTATATCGGAAAGCATCAAACCAAGAATTTGGATGATGGTTACTTCGGATCGGGTAAATTTCTAAAGCGTGCTGTTCAAAAGCATGGCAAAGAAAACTTCAAGAAAGAAATTCTTGAAATTTGTAAGACTGAAGAAGAGATGAATGCTGCTGAAAAGCGCTTAGTAGTTATCTGTGATCAGTCTTATAATCTTTGCGAAGGTGGAAATGGTGGCTTCGGTTATATCAATAAAAATAATCTTGCTGACCATAGAAAAGCAGCTTTGAAAAGCGTAAATGTTTGGAAAAATTCTCCAAAATGGAGAACTGCAATTAAAAAACAAGTAAGAAATACAAGTGGTTTAGGTCCAAATTTTACCGGTAAAAAACATTCTGATGAAACTAAAAAGAAAATGAGTACATCTCATAATCCTAAGTCTCATCCAAAAGGACCTCGAGGTCCGTACAAAAAGAAAATTGATTATGTCTGCGTGGCTTTATAAGGAACTAGGCACACTTTGCGCGTTTAGACCGCGTAGCTTTGGGAGTTCGAGTCTCCCCGCAGATACATAGACTCCAACAGATGATAAATAGACTTGACCGTCTATCCTCTCTGTTGGAGTAAACAAATGTACTACACGATCTATAAGATAACGAACTTGCTTGATGGTAAGTTTTATATCGGAAAACATCAAACCAAGAATTTAGAAGATGATTATCTTGGATCTGGTAAACTTCTTAAACGCGCTATAAAGAAGCATGGTAAAGAAAACTTTAAGAAAGAAATTCTTGAAATTTGTAAGACTGAAGAAGAGATGAATGCTGCTGAAAAGCGCTTAGTAGTTATCTGTGATCAGTCTTATAATCTTTGCGAAGGTGGACACGGAGGGTTTGGTTATATTAATAACCTTGGTCTTCAGCATACTGAAAAGCGAAAAGCTGCTGTTGCTAAAGCTTTGAAAAGAGACCATCACAAATATCGTCATATAACGATAAAAAATCTTAAACGTGGTGGCAATGAAGATCTTAAACCATTTCTTGGTAAAACTCATTCTGAGGAAACCAAAGAAAAAATGAGAAAGTCCCATAATCCGGCGTCTCATCCGAAAGGACCGCGAGGTCCTTACAAAAAGAAATTAACGGAGAACTACCATGAAAGAATCTAGCTAACCGGATAAGATATTTTAAGCAATGTCGTCTTCGCCTAGGAAACTCGCACACTGTGGGATGGCTTGAAGAAACGGATGCGATTCTTGGTAAAATTCTCAAAGATGGCTTTGAAGTTTATGTGGTGAACGATATTCCACGGCTTGATTATGCTTATCTTAATGAGCGTTCTCAAGACTACAAGAAAACTAGAAAGTCAAGTGATGTCTGAATATCCTGAATGGTTAAAGATCAGATTTCATATTCCAAACAAAGAGCTTCTGAAAAATTTTAGAAAATTTCTGAAGCTTATTCATAAATTGGAAAAGAAAAATGTTCTGGGAAAATCTGACTCAAGATGAGCAAGATCGTTATTATTTCTTGCTAAATTCAACAAAGCCTTTTCTCTCTTGGGCTTCACTCTCGAAGAATCAAAAGGCAAAGGTTACTCCAGTCGAAAGACCACTTGATGAAGTGTGGTTTGAAATGGACAAGCTATCTCGGAAGGGATGGCAAATGTAATATGTACACGTAACCCCCTCGCCTACGAAGCGAGAGACAGGTAACTGGATTGAAAATAGGGGTTCGACTCCCCTCGTGTACTCCAATTAAAAACAAGAAAAGTGTAGAACAAAGTTAACTAAACAGAACTTTTTCTACACTTTTTTCGTATCATAAATAGGTTGTCTACTAACAAAGGAGACTACCATGAGTGATAAAGAAGACGATTCTAAGTTCGGTGGGGAAACTACTCCAGGAGTGATGGATCCAGGTCCTCAACCAAAGGTGCCTGCGGGTTCTGATCCTGTACCTCAACCTGATGATCCTTCAAAACAAGGTAGCGGATAACGCATCTTGTCTGTAAAGATTACCAATAAAGCCAAGAGCCTGATTTCTAAAAAACTTCAGGCTCTTGGCAAACCAATTCTTTTCCTCACGCTTCAAGGCGGAGGTTGTGCCGGGTTTGAATATTCATGGATGCCGATGGATTATCTCGAGTATCCTTTCTACGGTGATGATGTTCTTGACATTCGGCTTGAAATATCAAGTGAATCCTTCGTAGCAGTAGATGCTCAGGTGCTTGATAAACTTGCTGGATCAACCATCGATGTTATTGAGAATTTTATCGGAGACACACTTACAGTCTCCAATCCAAATGCAAAAGGTTCTTGCGGATGCGGTACAAGCATCTCCATATAGCAACCTATACTTTATAGGCACGATTTTATTATTACTCGTTGCCATACTTCTGGTTCTCACTCCAGAAAAGAAATAACGGCCACATAGCTCCACGGTCTTCTAAACCGTACAGAGTAACTGGATGGAAGATGCGGGTTCGAGTCCTGCTGTGGTCACATAGACTCCAGTGAATGATAAATAGACTATAATTGTCTATCCTCTTCACTGGAGTAACTATTTTGCTCATCTAATCGGCCGCGCCTCCTAAGCGTCGGAACCGTAACTGGAGAATGTGAGTTCGACTCTCACGATGAGCACCAATTAGAGGATATTATGCATTATCTTGTGATAGTCATTCTACTCGCGCTGTTGAGTGGATGCTCTGAGAAACCTAAAGAATTTAAGCGGGTTCTCATGATACGATCAGACAGTTTGGATTTTGAAGCAGATTATGGAGTTGTTCCCACTCCACGAGAAGCTGATCAGTTTGGTATTGAAGTGTATTACTTAAAAAGTCACCACACGGATATGACGGACAAAGGCTCCCCGGAAACTAAAAGGGAAATCAACAAAGCTGTAAAAAAGTTTTTAGATGAAATGATTGTTGACTAATTCTTTATTCTATGTTATAATAATTTAGAATTAAGAGGAAATCATGACTACTTTCATCGGTGATGTTCACGGAAAGTATGGCGCTTATAAGTCCATTCTTAAGCAGCATCAGAACACCATTCAAGTTGGAGACATGGGCGTTGGATTTAGACGCTCTCAGTCCCAAGCTGAATATATGGATTTGAATCCGTATTATCCAAATCCGCCTTATGATCTTATGGTTTCTAGCGGTGCTCGTTTCATCCGCGGAAATCATGATAATCCTGACGTTTGCAAGCGCCATAAGCACTGGATTCCTGATGGAACTGTCGAAGGCGATATGATGTTCGTTGGTGGAGCGTATTCTATCGACATGCAGTATCGTACTGAAGGTCTCGATTGGTGGGCTGATGAGGAACTCTCTCAATCTGAGTTCTATCAGATCATGGATATCTACGAAGCTGCAAAGCCTCGAGTCATGGTAACTCATGATTGTCCTGAGTTCCTGGTGGGGTATATCCATTCTCATCACTTTGGTATCTCGACCAAAACTGGTCAGGCACTTGATGCGATGTTTGGACTCCACAAGCCCGAAGTTTGGGTTTTTGGCCATCATCACAAGTCTTTCGACCAAGAGATCAAAGGCACTCGTTTTGTTTGTGTTGCTGAGCTTGAAGTTAAGGAAATCGACTGATGGCTAAATTTGGCTCAGAACGCGTCTATGATTCTGACAAAAAAGAGGCTGTCCGAGAAATTGTAAAAATCGGACAGCATCTAATGACTGTCGGCACTGCAACGTGCGATGTTTCCAATCTCATTTTGCAGGCTTCCATTCTTAGAACTGAAGATAAAAATAATCGCGCTGCAGAAATGCTTATGAGCGCTGCAAAGACTTTGTCTGAACATTTGGATAATAAACGTGGATCAAGCGAATGAAGATTGCCTAAATAGGACTGTTAAAACTCAGCAAGCTGAAATAGCTAACTTGAAAGCTAAAGAAATTCAATATCTTCAGACAATTGAGCAGTTAATGTCTCTTAGTAAGCATCTCACAAATCTTTGTGAACTTTTGAATGATGCTAGATCGGATGATCCTAATGTCTAAAGAACTTGACAATGTAAACAAGAAAATTCTTCGACTGAAGGAAATCATGAACACGAAAGCTCATGGTAAGACCTCTGACAATCTGAAAATTCTTCAACAGCTTTCTGAACTTTATAAGCAACGAACCGCGTTGATGAATAAATAGAATATGGAGCGTTAACCGATTAGGTATCGGTCTTCTTTGCTAAAGAATGAGGACTAACGTCTGGGGATCGAGACCTCAGCGCTCCGCCAATTTCTTATGGTCGCTGGTTAACCCGGACGATTGAGTTGTGGGTAAACACCCTTCAAAGCCTGTCCATACCAGTGACCATAGACCGGCATACCTTAAGTCATTGAAATTATTGCACTTTTCTTTGGTTGACTCTTAGCCTATCCTGTGATAAAATTAAAATTCACACAGGAGAACTTAAATGGCTAAACGAACCTCAGTTCATATTGAGTTTAACGCCATCATAGATATGGTTGTTGATCTTGAAGAGTTTTGGTTAGAGACAGGCCTTGAGCCTACTCCACAAAATCTTAAGAGATACGCGATGAAAAACTGGAGTGTGCCAAAGAGTGTAGATTCTGCGTCAAGTATGCATTGTTCTCAACTCGGTCCTGTTGCTGTTATTTGGCCTGAGGCTCGTACACTTCACTGAATGATAAATAAAAATGAATTATTGGGGATTGTCCGGATGGCAACCGGCTTCTGTCTTTGAAACAGATTGATAAACGGATCGTAACCGTTGTCCCCATCCAAACTTAAGAGGTCGTTTATGACTGAAACAGTACAACAGAAAATGGCCCGCCAGCGAGCGGCTCGTGAAGCACGAGACGGAACTCCAGACGAACAGGCTGCTAGAGAAAAACAAAAGCGTGGAATTGCAGCTGTAAAGCGCGTGACCAACAGCATGAAGAAACTTACAAGATTTGCTAATCATTTAAGTAATTCACCAAGATCATCTGCAGATGCCGAATATATTAAAAGGCGTCCGCTTCGACTTGGATAATTTTGAAGCATAGGTTCGGACCTACAAAGGATCGCAACCATGGGAACTAACCAGCTTACGCTTCGGGATCTTACAGAGCCTAGCAATAGAATCTGTTTTCAATTAAAGGGCGCCGGATAGATTGTTACCCGGGATTTAATAAGTGGATAATTGATGGTTAGAGTCGGCGGAAAAAGTTATGGTACAACTGGACTCAGTTCAGGAAATAGCATTTCTCGTGAACTAACTAAAGCTAAATGGCGCTCCAAAAATTATCATTCTGCGAAACGATTCAAACATAAATCGAACAAAGGCATTTTTCCTTTGTTATCTTCTCCAGAAAATTTTGTATCTGAAACCTTCTTAATAAAAAGGACTTGAGCAATGGATGACGAGACATAACTGATCGACTTCATAATCGATCGGTGTTCTAAAAAGACTACCATACTGGTTCTTCACCGATCGACGGAGAAGACCAATGTCAAATACAACTCGTGATATGGCTAATTATAAGCCCTACCGCACCAAAGCCCAGAAGAAACTAGCAAGAGAGACTGCGCGTCTCTGCAACGACGGAACATATCGGAGCAATGCTCCGGTCTCATATCACTCGAAGAACCGCTTAAAGAGCAGTTCGCTTAAGGAGAGAACTCATGAACAAGGAACAGAACCATGACAAGTAAGTAAAGGAGCATCCCGCTCCTTAATTTAAGGAGTTTACTGTCATGGCGTCCAAGAACGGATCCAACAAAATGAGGAAAGTTGGTCGCAATGCGATTTTCTGCCTCAACTACAAGAACCGCAACCAGGCTGAAAAGAACAAGGTGATCCGTCTTAATCGTCACCTTAAGATTTTTCCTACTGATAACTGTGCTATCAAAGCAGTTGAAGTTGCAAAAGCCGCAATCCGCGGATACTGAAGAAGGAAAAGCCTCAGAGAAATCTGGGGCTTTTTTTCGTTCTGGGTTGACAAATATCGAACTCTGGTGTATAATTAGAATATGATGTACCTTTTGACACAGGAAGAACTTGATGAGTTGAAGGCTAAAAAGTCTTTAGACTTCAAGCTGAGCACTAAAAAGCTACAGCAGCTCTGCACTAAAATTGCCGACACGATGCCGGTAGTTTGGGGCTGGGGAAATCATGATCCTGAACGACAGGATCCAAAGCCTTGGGGTTGTATACTTTCGCAAGATGATAAGCGAGAATGGTATTGCGATACCTGTCCTGTACAAGAAATCTGTCCGTATCCGAACAAACACTGGAGCCAATGATGAAGACTTTCGTACACTGGTCGGTCCGACGAATTGATCCGAAGGACGTTCTTTTCAATTTCATTCTCGATAAAAAGGTTTCGTTTCCTACCTTTATTGGCGCTCACAACTTCGCCAAGAGCATTCCGACTATTACTGGCAAGGATGAGCTTGTCGGTAAGCCGTTACTTGAGGAGGTCGCATGAGATTTTTCTTCAGATCAGCTCCTGAACAGCTCGCCGTAATTCCTGAAGAAACCAAGATGGAGCTTGAGTTCAAGACTACAACTGAGATGATGGCTGATCAAGCTGAAAAGAATAAAATCGAACGCGCTGAAGAAATGAAGCGCCACGAGCTCTTCAAGTTCTGTCAGTTATTCATGCAGCGTGAGGAAGTCACAAAGAATGAAGGTGTCTATTACTACATTAAGGGCTATGATTCCTACGATAGAATCTATGAGCTCCTTAAGAAAATAGGCGATATCGTAGGTTACTACGAGTATCCGCCAGAACCTGAAGACGATGAAGATGAAAACGTAGGGTGTTAAGATGGCTTCTGCTATCAATGATGTTGGACCTGGTTGGCGTCCGATTGTTCAAGCTGCTGTAGATGCTATTGCAAAGAAGAATGGTCATATTCTTCAAATCAAGGAGAAATTTGGTGGATTGCGAATCTACGTCCACGCCGGCGACTTCGATGCGATCGACGATATCGTTCGTACTGCCGAACGTCAGTGTGCAATCACTTGTGAAACTTGTGGCAAGCCTGGAAGCTTACGGAATCTTAATGGCTGGCTTAAAACAGCTTGTAACGAACACGCAGTACATTAGACCATTCCTTGAAGATCTGATTACTGAAACCAATGACGTCTTAAAGGCTGTTCGTGTGCTTGTTCTGCTCGTAACCGCTGAGGTTCTAAATGAAATGGAAAGATCGAGAAAATGAGCTGCGCCGCCTTCGCAATAAGCACGGCCGTGATAGGTCCGCCGCTTATTCTTTTCCTTCTTTATTGGTGGAGTCTTCCAAGCGATATCCGAGCCTCTCTGATGGCTTCGCGAAAATTCCCGGTAAACGTGAAGAGTTGGCGGCGCCCGAAAATTTGATCGTCGACAACTTGCACAAACAAGGACCGATGGTCATATTTCGATCTGAGCTCCATTATTCTGGAGGAAAGAAAATATGACAATTACAGCTAAGATCGTTGCAGACTCTATTGCAGATTATGATGGACGACATGAGCCTATCCGCCTCACGACGATGCAACTTCGCTATCCGCGATTCATTCATGCTGAGTTTATGACTCATCGTGTTTTCTCTCGGAATGCTTCATCTTCTCGTGCTATTCCGGTTCAGAAACTGATTAACGACGTTATTCGTGACACTGCCGGGCCAATTCACTGGGGAGCCAACCAGTCAGGAATGCAAGCTGATAAAGAGAACGATAAGTCTCTCTACTTCTCAGCTGGTCACCCTGACCCTGATTTTCATAATGAACCGACTAGCCGAGAAGATGCTTGGAACATTGCTCGGGACAATGCTATCAAAGTCGCTGAATTGTTCGATCGTGCAGGTTATCATAAGCAGATAGTCAATCGATTACTCGAGCCGTTCTCACATATTAACGTGCTTGTTACAGCAACAGAATGGACTAACTTCTATGAGCTACGACGTCATAAAGATGCACAGCCAGAGATACACGAGCTTGCAGATCGAATGTGGGACTCACACTGTGCGTCTACACCTCGAAAGTTAGTCACAAACGACTATGGAAGTCAATGGCATCTTCCTTATGTCAATGATGCAGACGAAGAGCGAATCGCTGATTATGTCATTGGAGACGGCGGAGCAGGACCTCGCGAATGTGAGACGATCCAAGAGATCATGATTAAGTGCTCGGTTGCACGTTGTGCCCGAGTTTCTTATATGACTTATGAAGGAAAGATTCCAACCATCGAAGGCGATCTTCAGCTTTACGAACGACTTGTTGGATCAGTTCCAAAACATGCCTCACCTGCAGAACACCAAGCTACTCCAGACAAATGGGCGATCTCGGGCTTTGGCGATTTAGGTTGGAATCGTCCTTGGGAACATGGTAACTTCAAAGGATGGCGCCAATGGCGTCATGTTATGGTTTAAGACCCTACTTCTAGAACTTATAAATAGCTCCGTATAGAAACGGAGCTATTTTCGTATGAGTGCATCTGATATCACTATTCAACAGTCAGCAACCTTTTCCCAAGACTGGGAATTGACTGATCGTGATGGTAACTTGATAGATACATCGCAGTACACTGGACGTTCTCAAATGAGAAAGATTTGGACGTCCAATACTGCTTGGAATTTCGGTGTTACACTTGACACTGGAAAACTCACACTAGATATGTCTGCTGCAAATACTGCTGGTATTGCGCCTGGTAACTACGTTTTCGACGTTGTTATGCAGACCGGCAACACAGTTTATCGAGTCATAGAAGGCTCAGTGACCGTAACACCTGAAATCTCGAGGTAATAAATAATGTTTGGATGGCTAAAAAGGCGGTTGACGCCTGGTGGCGCAACTGCTACTGAAATTCAACAATCGCTATCTGCTGAAATCATTCGTGCTTGTCCGGAGTGTGGTGCAGCTGGTGTAGATGAAAATGGACGAGAAGTGGGAACTAGATGTCCCAAGTGTTTCGCACCTAGACCTGTAAAAGAGGATCTAGGAGTAATTTGGAAAAAGGAAAAAAGATAATGACAGCAATTGTTTTCACAGTTCACTCTGTTACAAATGGCACCGAGGTGGTTTCCGCAACAGTCAACGGCGACGAAGTACAGGCAACTGTGGCTGCTTTCGAAGCTGAACTTGTTTCGGATCACTATGGGACTCTACGTCTCAAGTTTACCGGCAAGGAAATCGACGAAGCAAAAGCAAAATTTGTGGTTGATGAGGAACTTACCTGGGTAGTCTAATTCTGAAAGTATATTATGGAAGATTTGAAGAAGAAAAAGATCGTAGAGCAACTCAACGAAGCTGCCCTCCAATGTAAGCGAAACCGTAAGTACACAACATCCAAGATTATTTTAGAACGTGCCATGGCGATGAATCCATCAGCAGGCATTCTCTGGAATAATCTTGGGGCTGTTTTATGGAACCTCAATAAATTTCCCGAAGCAGAAGAAGCATTTATCAAAGCTCAAAACTATGGTTATGTCAACGAGACTCTTTGGAACAACTATGGTCTTCTGTTATCTTCAATGGGTGAGTTTGATAGAGCAGAAGAAGCTTTCGACAAGGCATATAACTGCAAGCCTGAAGACTTCATGTCAAAATGGGAAAATTCACTAACTCTTCTTGATCGTGGAGAATGGATTGAAGGATTCAAAGAATACGATATTCGCCGCCAAGTAAAGAAAAAAGAAATGAAGCCTCTACCTTATCCTCTTTGGGATGGTGAAGCTGACTTGAACGGCAAGATTCTATATCTTCAATCTGAACAAGGTTTTGGTGATAGAATTCTATTTTCTCGATATATTCATTGGCTAAAGAACAAGTATCCAGATGTTAAGATCAAATTCCTTTGTGATCCAAAACTTCACAATCTATTTTGGCGATTAAAAGAAGAACTCGATTACGAATTAGTTCCTGATCGTGTGCCGTGGCCAAAAGCAGATTATGCTCAGTATCTTCTAAATCTACCACAGTTTCATGGAACAACTCCAGACAATGTTTATCCTGATCCAGGGCTTATTGCAAAGAGAGCAAGAGAAACATCTTGCAATCTTCCACAGCCGGAACTCAAAGGAACACTTAAAGTAGGAATTTGTTGGACAGGAAATCCAGAAATGGATCAAAATATTCAACGATCTATTCCTCTAGAGTTGATGCTGCAGCTTGCTGAGAATCCAGATGTTTTACTTTATTCTTTCCAAGTTGGAGATGGTGAGCATGATTTGGATAGACTCCAGGCTGGATCACTTGTCGTAGATTTATCTCCAGAGTTGAAAAAAGAAGGATTTGTTGGAACAGCTGCAGCACTTTGCCAAATGGATTTAGTTATTACATGCTGTACTTCTATAGCTCATCTTTCTGGTTCTTTAGGCGTTCCAACATGGGTTGCCCTTTGTTATGCACCATATTGGGTCTGGTTACGTGGTCGGGATGATTCTCCGTGGTATCCAAGCGTAAAATTGTATCGCCAACAAGAACCCGGTGAATGGACTGGTGTTATTACAAAGATAAAAGAAGATCTTGCTGTTTTGACTTCTGAGCGTAAAAACGCTTAAGTCCTTCAGATCTAATTTTCTTTTGTTCTTCAGACGTAGGACCATGTGGCTTTCTTTTAGCAATCTTCTCATGTTCTGACATGATTCTTTCTTTAAGACTTGCCGAAATTTTTGATCTAGTTTCTAAAGATATTGGATCGCGAAGTTTAATTTGTTTTTTCTTTACTCCTTTGTTGCCTTTAGATATATTTTCTCTAGAAGGTCGTTCTACGTTGGTATGTTTGGTCCAAGCTCGTCGCTTAGAACCCTTTCCGATATAGAAAGGGCTACTATTTGTTCCTAGATAACTGTAGATGTAATAAATAGTCATGCTGATTTCCTAGTCGAGTTAGAGTCAGTGGGATCCTACTCCGCGACTGACAACTTATTTATAAAGCTCTGGACTCATAAATACAATCAAAGAAGATCTTTCGTCATTGACAAATAAAAACAAGGAGCTATCAAATGGCTAATGCAAATACTGCAACTTATTCGGGTCGTTCGATCCTATGGCGCCTCGTTAAAGGTGCAGGCACTGAGCCAAAGAACATTGGTTGGGGTGACTCGACTGTTACAGCTTCGGCAAACCCAAACGTAGCACTCTTTAAACCTCAAACTGAAGCTCGTGTGGCTGGTACTTCAACCCAAGCAACCACAACCTTCCTTGGTGATACCTATCAGGTCACTGGAACACTCACCTGTCTTGTTGGTGTAAAGACCATCACAGAAGCTGGTTTGTTTGATACCACAACTGCATCTCCAACCACAACTGTTGCGGCATCTATGACTGCTGCTCAGACTACTGTGTCTCTTGGTGCTGCTTCAGGTATTGCTGCATCCTCATATTACCGTCAGATCGAAAATGAAACTGTTCTTATTACTGCAGGTTCTAACTCCACAACTGAAACAATCACTCGTGGTGCTCTCGGTTCTACTTCTGCTGTCCACTCTTCTGGTGTTCAGACCACAATCGGTGGTGACGGTGGAGCGGCATCAGGTGGTGCGACCTCAGGTCAATCTCCTGCAACTGCGGTAGGTGCAGCACAAGGTGGTTCTATGTTTGCTCACGCAGACTTCGCAGGTATCGCTCTTAACGTATCTGACTCGATCAACTTCACATTCTCTGACGTTCTCACGTGATGTGTCATAAATAACACAGTATCAAGTATATCTTAAATCATAAAATTAATACGTATAAATATCCTATAGAAAACTGTAGGATATTTTGCTATGAAGAAACAGAAATATGGTTTTATCTATCTTTGGTTTGATAAAGCAAGAAAAAGATATTATTTAGGCTCTCATTGGGGAACAGAAGATGATGGCTATGTCTGTTCTTCGAATTGGATGAAGAAAGCTTTAGCAAAACGACCAAATGATTTTAAGCGACGAATCTTAGAACGATTTGACTCACAGGATGGTCTTCTTTGGAAAGAACAAAGATGGCTTGATATGATGGATTCCAATGAACTTGGAGACAAATACTATAATCTAAACAATAGAACTGACTATCTATGGCACGGAGATGCTCAAAAACGTCTTTCTGTTGGTCAAAAAATATCTAAATCTTTGAAAGGCAGAAAACTTGGACCTTATTCACGCGATCGAGTAGAAAAAGTAGCCATAGCTAATAGAGCTGCTTGGGCAAAGAAAACTCTTGAAGAACGATCGCATACTGAGGAAGCAAAAAAGAAGATCTCTGAAGTTCAGAAGCGACAGTTCGCCGACGGAACACGCAAACCAAACTATGCCATGAAGGGAAAACATCATTCCAAAGCTTCTAAAGCAAAATCTTCAGAATCTAATAGAATAGCACATCTCGGTGAACCAGTTATGAATAATAGAAAACTTCTTGAGATCACATATCCGGATGGTTCAAAGAATGTAGTCAAAGGACTTGTAGCTTTTTGTAAAGAGAACAATTTTCATTCTTCGGTATTTTCAAAATTAGCTAATGGAAAGATGGAATCTTGGAATGGATATAGAGTATCTAAGTGTGTATAAATATTGATTTACATCATGAAAGGAATTGAAAATGGAAGCAACTTATAATCCAAACGTATTCGCTGTTGGATCTATTCAAGATGCAAAAAATATTATTCTTACTCCAGAAGTTGATCTGACTACAGAACAACGCTGGGAAAAAGAAACACCTTATCTTCTGAATTTGATTGACAAGAATGTCAATATGTATTCGGGTGTTCCCGTACTTGATTTCGGTGGTGGTATCGGACGAATGTCTAAAGCCGTTATCGACAAGTATGGTTGTCAGGCTACTGTTCTTGATATTTCTATGCAAATGAGAGCACTAGGTCACATTTACGTGGATTCTCCAAACTTCTTTTCTGTCTCTCATGAGAACGCTCTTATGAATAGACTGTTTGAGGGTCATTTTGGTCTTGTTATGGCTATCTGGTCTCTTCAGCATGTTCGTGACCTTGACACTGAACTTGAAGCGATCGACTATTTGATGCAAGATGGTGCAAAACTTTTTGTAGTAAATGAACGCTGTCGGTTTGTTCCTACAGATGCCGGTTGGATTGATGACCAAGCAGACATTTTCATTGCTCTTCAGCGCAGATTCAAAACTGATATTATTGATATTATGGATTCAGACGTAGTTTCTGAACCAGTTTCGAAGCGTACATTCTGGGGTGTATTCAGTAAGAAACCATAAATAGGCTAAAAGGATAGCTGAATGGCCGATAATACCCAAGTCAACACAGGTAGTGGTGATGTAATCCGCGACATTGATCGCGGCGGCGTCAAAACTCAGGTCATGCAGCTTGATGCTGGCGGCCAGTCGGGTGAATCTCTTGTATCGAATACAAATCCACTTCCAGTCAAACTCAACGCTCTTTCATATCCAGCAAGCACGCTGAACAGTAATAACACCCAGCTTGGTGTAGGTGCTTCGTTTGTTGGTGGGCTTGAGACTATTCTGAATCAACAGGCTGCACAGATTGAAGTAGTCTGCGATCAGACATACACACTATCTGTCTATCAATATCTTGATGCTGGAGGAACTCAGCTTACTTCTGTAGATAACTTTACAAGAGCTGATGGTCAGCCATTCAACGAAAATATTACTCTTCCAGGTAATTACTTCAGATTGATTGTACAAAATCTTGGCGGTTCTCCAACGACTGGATTTGCTGTAGATACCACATTCGGTATTATGGCAACCGGTCCTCGTGCGCCTTCAAACCTTGGCAACGCAAAAGTTGCTATTATGGAAGTATCTGGTAAAAATACAGCCAATGGTTTGCCTATTACTCTTAGCAACGATCCTAGAAATGCTAAGGGACTTCAGGTTGATAACCAAAATCTAAATGCTGCACAAACCCAAGATCAACCTCTATTCACAGCTATAACCGGTGATCCTGTTGGTGACTTTGCAGGCGTCAATCTTCTTGAGTCTGTAATTACTGGCGATTTACAGTTTAACGTAAACGTAGTAAATCCACCAAAGCTTGATCCGCGCGGAGCAATGATTTTAAGCGATGCTCCAGCACCAATTATTCTAAACGGGCCTGCTGGTTCTGTTTATTATATTGATACTATCGGTTACAATTCTATTTCGTTTACTTCAGGTACACTTGTTGGCTCTGCATCTATCGCTATGTCAAATGATGGTATTAACTGGGCTTCTGCAACAGGTTTTACAACATCCAGTGGTAACTTGCCTACAAGCATCATTGGCAACATTGCTTCTGCTACAACACACTTTTCGTGTGTTGCCCGTTATATGAGGGTCACTATAACAACCACTTGTTCGTTAACTGCATATTTAAGAACTGCTCAATTAACACAGAATCCGCTAACACCAATTCCTACCAACCTTTTTGTGGGTACTACTACAGCAGTAACTGGTGGTCTTGCCGGTACTCTTGGTGTTGGTGGTGGTTCTGCAATTGCTGTTGCACCAACTTATAACCCAGTCACTGCAGGTACAGTAGATACTGGTACACCAGGTGTTCTTGCTGCAGTTCCTGTTACTCGAAGACTTCTATCTGATAACCAAGGACGTATTAGAAATGCTGAAGAAGCTTCAGTATATCCATTCAATCAAGGACCACTTAAAGGCGGTGACCAAGGTGGCACGCTCAACGTCCAGGATTCTACCCAGTATGAAGGTCAATCTATTGCTGAGCTTCTATTCCAGATTCTCATGGAATTGAAAATTCAATCTCAGCAACTATATGATCTTCCTCAGTATCTGAACTCTGGTACAATAACACAAGATGATCCGGCAAGATTTAGAGCTGATCCAACTTTCTTTAACACCTAAGAACTAATAAATATGACAACCAACAAAAAAGGATTATGAAAACATGCTTATTCAACCACAGGTAGGTCCAATTGCCTCAACTGTTTCCCTATCTCCAGGTCAGCAGCCTCCAGTCCGCGCAGGAAACATGGGTGATATGATCGTATCCGAACTTCATGGTCGTTACTACGAAGCAGCTTATCGCCGATCTATGTTTAACGTAGCAAACCAAACTGGTATTGCTACAACCGTCGGTCTTGCAACAACTTATACTGGTTTGTTACTTTCAAATCCAATTAACTCACCAGTTAACTTGGTCTTGAATAAAGTTGGTTTCTCGTTCCTTGTTGCTTTCACTGCTGCTGCAACATTAGGTCTTATGACTGGTTATAACTCAGGTGTCAACGTAACTCACACTGCTGCTGCTACTCCACGATCGAGCTTCTTCGGTTTGGGTGCTGCTGGTTATGGTCTTGCAGATACTTCAGCAACTATGCCAACTGCTCCAGTTGTAACATACGCTTTTGGTTCAGGTCTTACTGGTGCTATTTCAACCGAACAGCAAGTCTCTCCAACCATTATCGATCTTGAAGGATCTTTGATCCTTCCACCTGGTGCTTACACTGGAATTTATACTTCTACTGCTTCTGGTGCTTTGTCCATGATCGCTTCATTCTCTTGGGAAGAAGTTCCTATCTAATAGGAGATTTACTTCTTATGGGAGACTCAAATTAGGGGCGGAGGCTAAACTAAAATGTCTCTGCTTCTACTTTTCAATAAAGCTACTGCCGGTGGCGGTGGCGGAACAACTTTTCAAAAATCACTCGCATTCTTTCAGGCTGTTCGCTTTGCAAAGATTGCGAGTGTTGGTCGTTCTATAATAGTTGTATTCAACAACACTTTTGCTAAAACTGCATCTGTAAGTAAAATAATAATCGCAACAAATCCAGTTGTACTATCTCTAGTACGTGGATTTCAAAAGATCTTTCAGTTTACTGATCCATTAACTGCTGCTAAAACTGCATCTGTAAGTAAAATAATAATCGCAACAAATCCAGTTGTACTATCTCTAGTACGTGGATTTCAAAAGACCTTTCAGTTTACTGATCCATTAACTGCTGCTCTATCTTCTAAAATTGGTAAGATCATTTCTGTAGTTACCTCTTCACGGGTAGTTCTTGCAAGTATAAAGACAATCAACAGAGCGTTCAGTGTTGTAAGTCCTTCTCTATTCTCTTCAATCCGCAGCGTTACCAAACTGCTGTTATTTACACAGAGTGTAGGAATTTCTTTTGTTCGTAGTGCAAGAAAAATTATTCCAATAATTTCAAATTCTACGCTTGGAATAGCATCATTAAAAGCAATCAACAGACTACTTTCACTAGTGCAATCTTCTGTACTCAATAGAGCTATACAGAAAGCATTCGGACGAACATTTACTGTATCTGTAGGAATGCTAGCAAGCCTTCGTCGTGGAATAAAGAAGATCAATATTATTAATTTTGCTGAAGCAATAAGTTACAATAAAAGACTTTCAAAGATTGTAAGTTTCACGAATTCTCAAGCTATCTCTATTGTAAAAATAATCAGAAAGATAATTCGTATTGTTTTTGCATCAACTATTAATAGATTTACATCAAAAGCACTGAATAAATTACTCAATATTATCCAGAGTTCTAGAGTAACTTTGTCTGCTATAAAGCCTGTTCTTAGACAGTTCTCGTTTACTTCACCACAGAGCTTTACTTGGCGTATTAATTTGGGCAAGTTCTTTAAAGTAGGAATTAGTTATGTAATCTCATATCGCCGAGTATTTGTAAAGAATATCATTGTTCCAATTTCTTGGCTTGCAAACTTTGATGTCGTAAAATTCTTTAAGCGAGCCATTATTGTTCCAATGACTCATAGAATTGCGCTGCCTATTGTCCGTAAGATAGCACTCCGAATGATTTCTGGTCAGCATTTTGTAGGATTCTACAACAGAATGCGATCTACCTTCTTTGGTCTATACGCTAATGTTAAGAAGAAGCTTCCTGCTATCCGCGCGAATGCTCTTTGGAATCAAGTAATCTTTACAAAGAAGATAAATAAGAAAAATAGGAAGTTCTAATGGCATTATATGATGCAGTAGCATTTGTGGCAGTATCAGCCGGCACAGGAAACTTTGTCGTTTCTACAGCTGTATCTGGTTTTCGTACTCCTGCAGTTGTAGCTAACAACACTCCAGTTTCTTACCGTGCTGAATCTGCATCCCTTTTAGAGTGGGAGTTTGGTTCAGGAACTTGGAATAATTCTACTTCTACACTTGTTAGAACAGCGGTAGCCAACAACCATCTTGGAACTACAGCAAACGTAAACTTCACTCTTGCGCCTACTGTATTTCTTACAGCTCTATCTACAGATTTGGCTGTTAAGAATGATATCAACATCTATACAGCTAACAATACTTTTGGTGCTACTTTTAAAGCAAATGGAATCGTCGACGTAGCGTCTGCAAATGTACTCTCACAGATACTTACTTATGCTGCAACCCAGACATGGGATGCTTCGCTTGGTCAAATTGCAACTCTTACATTAACTGCAAACGTAACCACATTCTCTGCACCAACAAATTTGAAAGTCGGAACTTACATTCTTCATGTTCTTCAAGACGCAACTGGATCTCGTCAGATTCTTGCATGGAACTCTGTATTCAAATGGCCTGCTGCATCTGCCCCAATTTTAACCACAACCGCTTCAAGTAGAGATATTATTTCCTTTGTCTGTGATGGGACCAACTTGTATGGTTCATTCCTACCTGATGTGAGATAAATATGTTTGTGTTTCCAATGACTCGCAACCACAAGATTGTGAATCCAACTGGTTCTCAACAGAATGTTTTCACTCTTGCAGGTTCTCCCGGATATCCTCTTAATGTTATCGCAGTCGTAAACAGCGCAATTACTTCTGCAGCTGGGGCGACGCCTGCACTTGATACTGGAAACTTTGTAGCTGGTTCACTTGTTCATCTCGTTGTTACAAGCACAATTACTGGAGCGCCTGGTGCTACTGGATCACCAGGCGGAGTTGGTTCAAGTGGTACTGCAGGTGTTCATGGAGCTGGCGGTAATGGTGGTGCAGGTGGATCCACTCCGTCACCAAATGGTGGTGCAGGTGGTGGTGGCAGCAATGCTACTGCAGGAGGAACTGGCGGTACAGGCGTTACTGGTGGAACCGGTGGTACAGGTGGTAAAGCATTAAATGTACCAACAATAACTGGAGTTTCAGTTCGAATGGTTTCTACTGGCGGAACAATTACAGGTGGTGCTCCTGGTACAGGTGGACCAGGCGGACCGGGCGGTCCGGGCGGCTCAATTGGCTTTGGTGGCGGAGGCGGCGGCGGAGGCGGCGGTGGAGCTCTAGTTTAATGTCTGATTTCTTTTTCAAAACAATTCAAGATTCTCTTAATATTCCATCATTTGAGGAAATGCTAAATTGTAATATGATGGGTGCTTGCGATTGCGCTTGTGCTTGTGCTGTTTTTTATGCAGGCGGCGGCGGTGGCGGCGGTGGATCTGGAAGTGGTGGCGGCTCCGGTGGACCAGGTGGTGATGGTGTTGGTTCACCAGGCTCTGCAAGATCTGGCTCATCCGGTGGTGCTGGTGGTCCAGGCGTTGCACCTTATGGCGGTGTTGGTGGATCTGGCGGCAGCTGGACTGCTGCTGGAGCTGCTGGAGCGTCACCTGCCTTTTCTGGCGGTCCCGGCGGCGGTGCCGGTGCTTCACCTGGAGCAGGAGCACAAGGACCAACAGGAGCAGCAGGTCCTGGTGGGACACAAGGAAATTCTATTGCAGGAACTGCTGGTATAATTTACGGTGCTAACGGCACATTTTCTGGAACTATCGTGTAAGGAAGAAGATGAATATTAAGTATAGAATAATTTCTGTTGACGAAGCAAGTCATTCGTTTGTAGTAAGATACTTTACAGACACACTTTCTGAATTTGATTTGATTGGACAATTCGAGTCTGAAGGAAAGCCACTTCTTGCAGAAGATGGAACTCCTGCCCGCTGTCGTTCAGATGTTAATTTGACTATGTACAAGACAGATGCAACTTCTGAAGAAATTGACACAATGATTCAGCAAGCTGCACCTGCTGAATGGTTAAGACTATTGAGCGATGTAAAAGCAAATACTGCAACAAATGCCATGAGTCTTATAAAAAATAAGATGACAGAAACAAAAGAATTCGTGCATGTTCCTCCTGCTCCAGTTATTCCACCAGTTGAAGTTGATGTAGCAACTCTTATTGAAAATTTGAAGGCAGAAAATAATGCTTAATCCACCTATCATAGCGGCAGCAATGAACCAAATTTCGGATGGTCCGTTCGCTGTTGCATGTGCTGAAGCTGGATTGTTTCCTTCTATATCGCTATTTAGATATTACTATAGATGGAAAATTGACTTTGAAAGTCTCATCAAAGACATTATTCTATTCCAGAGCAAGAGCAAGTCAGATTTAATCTTTTCTATGCTTATGTCTGATATTTTCAATGATGATGTAATGAAGGTTCTTCGTGCATTCAATCTTAAAATTCTAGAATTGGAAGCACCTACTGGTGCTACAGAAGAAAGATTTTCTTCTGCTCTTCAAGCTTTAAAGGCAGAAGGTTTTACACTTATTCAAAAGATTTTACAGTATAATCCAGAGACAGTCCATCGCGGTTTCTTATATAAATATCACGATATGCTGATGATTAAAGGCAATGAAGCAGCCGGTTCTGTTAAAGGACAAAGCACTTCTGATTTATTTGATGCTATAAAGAAAGATTTTCCTGATAAACAAATCATTGTTTCAGGTGGCATTAGTACAAAACAGCAGATTGATGATTATCTTTCTCGAGGCGCAGTAGGAGTTGCAATAGGTACTCTAATTGCTATGTCAAAAGAATCTCCTATTTCTCAAGTAGCTAAAGAAAGAATGCTTCAAACCACGTTTGAAGAAGCAAAAAATTCTGAGATACCTGGAAAGAATGCATTGCTTATTGGGAAATTTGTTGTCCCTGCACTACCAGAAAATACAGAAGTGCGAATTGGACGTCTTTTTACAGATGATGCTGGTTTAATATATGCTGGCGCAGCGATAAATCAAATCAAGCAAATTAGACCGCTAAAGGAAATTGTAGCTGACCTTACAGGATAAAGAATGCGAAGTGACATTTTTGGCTATTACAGAGTAGGTGATAAGACAACCTATTCTAAGTATGAAGCTTCTCTTTGGGGAAGACCAACCTGGCATTTTAATGATGAAGTATATTCTGCAATAGACTGGAGAATAGATCCACCAATAGAACTTACAGAACTCTATAATAAACGAGCTCGTCAGATTAGAGCCGAATACGATTATGTAGTCATCATGTATTCTGGCGGTATTGACTCTCATAACGTAGTCAAGTCATTCATTAATGCCGGTTGTAAAATAGATGAGATAGCTTCACTCTGGGATTATGGTGTTACAGGCGATAGATCAAACGTCTATAATATTGAAATCTTCAATGTAGTTCTTCCTACTATTCAAGCATGGCAAAAAGAAGGTGTAAAATTTAAGTATCGCATCATTGACCATGAACCTCTTTACAAAAAGATCTTTGAGAGCAAAGTCGATTATGAACTGATGATGAATTGTTATCCGTCTGTAACAAACACATCTCGCGGTTATATTCGTGAAGTGGTAGAAGATTACAAGAAGATTATAGAATCTGGCAAAAAACTTTGCATCGTCTGGGGTAAAGAAAAGACATTTATCAAATACGAAGACGGTCAATATTACTGTGATTTCGTAGATGAAGTAGATGATGCAGTAGGTCCAAATTTTCAGGCGAAGCAAGGACGTGATGGTTGGTTCGATGAATATTTCTATTGGTCTCCATCGTCACCTTTGATTCCAGTTAAGATTGCACAGATTATTAAGAAATTTGTTACTCGAGTGAATGATCCGTATTATTATGAAAAGAAATCAGGAGTCTGGGGTTACAACTCATTTCTGAATAGTTATCTCAGACGTGATGTTTACTATTCTTTGATTTATCCATATTGGAATCTCAAAACATTTTCTGTTGGAAAAGTAGTCTTTTACAAACCAAATAGAAAAAGTCCGATTGGACCAAAAGATTACTTTATCATCAAAGACAACTCTGATTCTATAAACTACTACAAACAGAATTTTCAGCACTACATTGATACTCTCAAGAAAGCTGATCTCTTTATCAACAATCAACCTGCACCAATTCGATCTAAAAGATACTGGTTATAAAGGACAAACTATGAAGTACAACGGCATCCAAAATACTACATCTGATCGTGCACAGATCACTTATCCATATACCTGGTGGGATAATGGTTTTACAGAAGAAGAACTTCAGTGGATCATCAACAACTGTGAAACAGCTGATCTACACCGAGGAACTGTGATAGACAATATAGAAAAGATGTCTCCAGATCGAAAGTGTGATCTTGCATTCTATAGTCGAACTACAGAAAATGCTTGGGTGTTTGATCGAATGAACATGATTCTTAACACTATCAATGACCAATTTTATGGTTTCGAACTCAATGGTTACGATTCATTCCAGTACACAGCATATAATTCTGAAGAATTAGCTGAGTATGATTGGCATATGGATATAATTCTCGGTAAGTCTGCATATAATGCTAACATGCCAGAACCGCGAAAGCTTTCAATGACTATTCTTCTGAATGATGACTTTGAAGGTGGAGAGTTTCAAGTAAATCTTGGAAATGAAAAGAAACCTGAGACAGTTGAATTACCAAAAGGCCGTGCAATTATTTTCCCCTCTTGGCTTATTCACCGAGTAAAGCCGGTTACAAAAGGCATTCGACGTTCAGTAGTTGTTTGGACTCAGGGACCAAAGTTTAGCTAAGCTATCCATAAATATAGGGAAACCTATAGGATAATCTAATGCTAGGCTTTTGGGCCACCGGGACCCGACCATTAACATCAAACCACAATCAGATTCCACAACGTAAGACGTGGTTTTCTACATCACTTGTGAGTATAAGTAGTCCACTCTTGTATATCAAGAGTTTGGCAAAAAATTTATCAGTTGCTGTTGCAGAAGCTGTAAAACCAAATCCTGGTCGTCTATTAGTCAAATCCGTTACTGCAGTTTCTGCAGAAGCTTTTAGTGTATTGCGTACTGCTAGAGGTAAATTCTTCGTAGTTAGTTTAGCTTCTATTGCATCCCTTAAGAACAATATTGCAAAAATCATTAATTTTGCTATAACTAATACCCAAAACTTTTTAAAGGCTGGCGCAAAGATCTTCGCTGTTGCTTTAGGAAATAGATTTTCAGAGACAGCTGGAAAATTTGCAACAAAAACAGTCATAATTCTGTTCGCATCTATAATTAATATTTCACGACAAAATTTGAAAGTCCTATCAATACAGTTTGCTGAGACTGTAAAGATTATGAAATTGATGTCTAAAACTTTTGGAATAGCACTTCCAGAAACAGTTAAATCTTTTAAAGCTGCTGGAAAGGGATTTATTACAAGCATCGGAAATGCTTTGTTGTTTGCTAAGTTACCGGTTAAGATTCGTGCCTTTACCTTTGCAACAGCTCAAGCGTTGAAGAATCCAAAGAGTGTCTCCAAAATCATTCTTATTCCTTTGATCGTCATTCAGAATGTAGTAAAGAAATTCCCATTATATCTTACTATATTCAATACCTTTGCAATGAAAATAATCAGAGTTATTCCAAAGGTTCTATCAGCACCGCTTGGTTTACTTGGATCTTTAATTGACATCAAGCAGGCTATAAAAATCATTGTAGCAAGCACACCAGTGTCTGTTCGTTACTCTCGTGCTCTTACTAAGTATCTTAATTTTTATATCTCTGAACAGCTTAATGCGCTACGTAGAATATCGACTACCATTTATATGGCGCTTTTACAATCAATGTCATCTCGTTCAGGTATAGTTAAGAAGCTGACAATGACTCTTGCACAAGCTCCAGCTTTGCTTAAGAGCCTATCTAAAATTATTCTTGTTCCTATATCAGAAAAGATTTTAGAAGTATCCCGTCGATATGTACCAAAGACTTTTACTGTAGCCTCAGGAAATACATTCAAGACGCTACGTGGAATTGGAAAGAATATTCTATTCCAGAATGTATCTATTCTTGCTTTAGTAAGATCATCGAGAAAAGTGTTTTCTGTGTTCTTCTCAGGGGCAATAACTATATCACGATCGCTTCGTAAGTATGTGACATTTGCACTGTCAGAAACTGTTACGGCACTGAAGTCTTCTTCGAAAGCATTCAGAACTTCTATTGGTCAAATTGTAACTCTTACTCGTTCGTTCCCGAAGATCATGCAAGCATCTCTTAGTCTTGTACAGAAGTTCACTGAACAGACTGGTCACTATCTTAGATTTACAGTTTACATTGGGAATGCTGCACGTCTTCAGACTATGAAGGTGGCAATTGTAAAAACTACAATTGCATTCGCACAATTGTTTCGTGATAGAAATGCAACTAGCAAGACGATTTCAACTGCACTAACATGGTCGATTAGATCTTATAAAGCTGCAGGAAAGAAATTGACTGTTTCCATTGGCGAGACATTAACTGGTCTTCGAGCAATCGGCAAGATTCTACCTGTTTGGTTTGCTTCATCTTTCACGTCTAGAGTTGCAACTAACAAGATTCTGAGATTTGTATCAGGACAGTTCACGTCAGTTCTTAAACAGATTCAAAAATCCGTACTATTTGTAAATGCACAGACAGTGAAATTGATTAAGGGATCAGAAAAAATCTTTACAATTGCATTGCCTATTACGAATGTAATAACTCGTCAAGTAAGAAAAATCCTGACTGTTACAATTTATCCGATGTATTCAGAAATTCTGACTATGAACAAGCGTCTTGTGCTTGCGATGCAGCCTCGTTTGATCTTCTTCCGACAGAAGGCTTATAACTCTTTGAATTTCTTCCGTACTGGTCAGAAGGTCTCAGGTATCCGATCTGTTGGTAAACAGATTGCAGTAGCCTTCTCAGTAACATTCTCTCGTCTCGTCAACTCGTTGTACGATATGTCTAATGTCTACTTCAAGAAGACCTATTCATTTGCTGATGCTATCCAAGCTATCAAGAGCAAACTACCTCCAATCATTCGTGCTAAGTATAAGGATCGTTAATCTGTAGTCCACTGGTGCCGTAGGACAGTTCTTATTCTACTACAAAAAGTGTCACTTGTCAATCCCACGAAAGCCGTATACGGATTAAAAAGATGTTGACTTTTTGCAACAGCTATGATACTATAAATAATAGGTCTTTAAGCGGAGGTCAGACCAAATGACAATTCACCATCGTGGAAGTAACGGTTCTATTTCTAGTGAAGAAATAGAATATGCAGTACGATGGTGTCTTAAGCGGCTAATTGGTTATCAGATGCTCTCGAAGCTTGAAATTCACATCAAACATGTAGACTTCGCTCTTGTAAGAGCAAAAGCAGAACTGATAGCATATTTCGACGACTGTAAGCCGCCACGCGAATTTGATCTTAATCTTTCAAAAAAATTAGGTAAGCAAGGCATTCTGCGTGGAATTATGCACGAATGCGTTCATATAAAGCAATATGTGAAAAATCAACTTTGGGATTGGTCTCTTGAAGATCCAGCAATGGCTCGTCAAGTACGATGGAAAATGCGAACTATCAAGGAGAAAGACTTTACTTACAGAGAACTACCATGGGAAAAGGAAGCTTTTCGTATGGAACGAAACCTCTACACGGCCTATAAGAGACATCTAGAAAAAGAACAGATCACCTTCTAAAGGAGACGACATGACTTCAGTAGACACAGGAAAATTTTTTCAAGACGCGAGAGATGGATTCACAGAAATCTCGCAAGATGAACTAGCCAATCTAATTGACATGATGGGAGGCGATACTCCTGGATTCATTGATGTACTTTCTAAAGCTCGACAATTTCAATCTGCAGGAATGACTCCTCGAATACTTTGGGATCAAAGATCGTCTCATCTAATTATTAGATGTGATGAGACTAAGGGCGCTAAAAAGCATTAATCCCTTGCCTTCTTTTGTGCAGTGCATTATAATATGTAAATAGTACAACAGAAGGAGGATGCAATGATTATCTCATTGATTCTCGGTTGGGCGCAACGCCATAGCATTAAAAAGTTCTTTTCGGATATGACTCTGTCAGCCGATGAACTCTATCTTTCCGGAGCAACCGATGTGGTCGATCTCGAATATCGTATGAGAGAACTAGACCAGAAGCGACTATCACAGTCGTTTATTTAAGAATAAAGAGGGCCCTCGTTGGGGCCCTTTTTTCATAAATAGCATAGATAGATTCAAACAGGAAATTTACTATGCTTATCTCCCAGAGTGCCTTCGATCTAATCGTTGCCGAGGAAGTCACTTCGAAAGCTTATTATATCAAGAACTACCAGCATCCAGAGTGGCCGCAAGGCGCTTCTGGTGTAACTGTTGGTATTGGTTACGATTTGGGATATGCGTCTCCAGCTAAAATCACTGCAGATTTCGGACAGTATGTTCCAGCAGATATGTTGACTCAAATGATCCGCTGTTCAGGCGTAACAGGCGGTCGAGCTGCTTCACTTCTTGGTGCGGTCAAGTCTTCGATTATTATTCCTTGGGATGTGGCAATTAAAGTATTTGCAGAGCGGGATGTTCCTCAGTGGTCAGCTCAAGTTCTTCGTTCTTGTCCAGGTGCGGATAAAATGAACTCGACTTGCTTTGGTGTGATTGTTTCCATCGCATACAACCGCGGCGCTGGTGGTTTCAATTCTTCAAGTGATCGTAATCGTGAAATGCGAGAAATTAAAGAAGCAATTGCAACAGGAAACTTTGCACAGATTCCAACTCTTATTCGCTCGATGGCTCGTTTGTGGCCAGGCGTTTCCGGTCTTCAAGGCCGCCGCCGTCGTGAGGCTGCTCTCTTCGAGAAGGGTCTCGCTCTTGGTAATACGCCAACTCCAGTTGTAAAATCAACTCCAGTTGCTGTTCCTGATCAGCAAATCATTGTCCAGAGCAAGCCCGACCAGCCTGCTCGTACTCCACCGGTATCTAATGCGCCTTCCGCAGCTACCGTCAAGAACGCAACTACAGGCGGTCTTGTTGTAGCGACCGGTATTGCAACTCATCAAGCTGTTGCGTATGGAATTCCATTACTAACAGCAGGTATTGTAGGTGTTTGCGCCCTTGTGGTTATTGGCGTTATTTGGTATGCATGGCATCAAGCTCAAAAAGGATAAATCATGTTCGCCGTAATTAATACTGTAGCAATTGCATTCACCATCTTTGTAATTTACTGGTTCTGGATTCGCAAGATTCTTGCACAGACACCGCAGCTTGCTTCTCTTATCAAGGAAGATGATTCTTTCTTGGCTGTATTGAAGGTTAAGTTTGCAGGCATCAAGCAGAAGATTGCTGGTGCAGTCATCACTCTCGCAGGCATCGTAGTCATGATGTATGACTCGGTTCTTCCTGCACTGACTGGTGTAAACATCACTCCTCTGACTTCTCGTATTCCAGAATGGGCATATCCTCTTATCGTTATCGGCGTTACTTGGTTGCTTAATTGGTTCCGCCATCTTTCTGAGAAGAGAGAAAATGAAGATGTGAAAGCATCTCTTGTAACTCCAGAAGTTGCTGCACCAGAGTCTGCATCTGCTGCTCTTGCACCTTCACAGACTGAGGTAAAGTAATCTATGTGGTCCCTGATTCTTAGTTTTCTATCGGGACCTCTACTTGGTTCGCTTGTAAAAGCTTATCAAGCAAAGCTTGCTGCTGGTAACACAACAGAGAAAATTGCAGCTGATCTTGCCGCAAAAGATCTCGATATTCAAAAGCGAGAAGCAGAAGTAAACGCTTCTGTTCTCGTGGCTGAACAAGGCAATTGGATAACTCGATGGGTTCGTCCAGTATTTGCTCTTCCATTTGTTCTTTTCACTTGGAAAATTGTTGTTTGGGATAAGATTCTTGGTTCGTGGACTCATGGATCAACTGATCCGCTTGATCCGAATATGTGGGGAATCTACATGACTGTAGTTGTTGCCTACTTCGGTGGTCGATCCCTTGAGAAAGTCGCTACAAAAATTAGCGATGCTATCACTAAGCGGCAAATCTAATACATAAATAAGTTGACAAATACAAGATTCTGATATACAATCCTTTGATGGGTACGGCCAAGTCGCCACCATTAAGAATAAAAGGAAATTCATTTGACCATTTTACGTTCTGATTTTTATACATCTGTCCACCTAAGACGTAATGACATTCTGCTCCGCGGTTATCAAAATGGTAAGCGGGTAGCAAAAAAAGTCCCTTATAAACCATATGTTTTCGTACCTTCCCAAAAAGAATCCAAGTACAGGACTCTTGATGGTCAAGTCGTTGATAAGGTAGACTTTGGTTCTATTTCGGAAGCAAAAGAGTTTCTAGCCGAATACAAGAATGTTTCCAATTTTCCGATCTACGGATTGACGGATTGGCCTTATCTCTTTATTCATGACAAGTATCCAGGTGAAATCGACTTCGAACAAGAAGCGATTGCCATCGGTATTCTGGATATCGAGGTTGAGCATGATGATGGATTCCCAACACCTGAACGTGCTGATAAGACTGTAACAGCTATTACCATCCGCCATCACGGATGCAACCACGTCTTTGGTTATAAAGACTATATCTCCACTGATAAATTCACTCGCTACAAGAAGTGTGCCGACGAAAAGGAACTTTTGACTGAGTTTCTTTTGTGTTGGCGTGAACTTGATCTTGATATTGTTACCGGTTGGAACGTCGAAGGATTCGATATTCCCTATCTGATTAATCGTCTTGATAAAGTCCTTGGTGAAGGAGCTCACAAGATGCTTTCGCCATGGGAACAAATCACTGATCAAACCGGTTTCGATGGCAAGGTCATTTACGAAATTTACGGTATTACAGTACTCGACTATCTTCCTATCTACAAGAAATTCTCCTTCAAAACTCTCGAGTCATATAGACTCGATGACGTGTCGATGGAAGAACTCGGTGAAGGTAAACTTGACTTCGGTGAGTCCTCAACTCTGGCCGAAATGTATGTCCGCGACTTTCAACGTTTCATTGACTATAACATCATCGACTGTGTTCGCGTAGAACAAATCGAATCCAAGATGGGATTGATCGAACTTATCTGCGCGAGAGCGTATGATGCAAAATGTCGATTCTCCGATTGTCTTGGTACCGTGAAGCTGTGGGACACTTTGATCCATTACTTCCTTCTCGATGAAAAGAATGTAGTTATTCCTCCTTTCAAGCCTGGTGTGCTCGATAAGAAACTCATCGGTGGTTTCAACAAAGACATTATTCCTGGTGAGTATCGCTGGGTTATCGGCATCGACGTTCGATCCGAATATCCTCACACAATCATGCAGTGGAATATCAGTCCTGAAACTATTCTAGATCGGGCGAGCGGTAAATTTGCGATTTATAATGAGGACGTGAATCCTATCATCTTTGAAGGAGGTCTCTCAGAATATGTCCGAGACGGATATTGCATTGCTGCGAATGGCTATAAATTTGCTAATGATAAGCCTGGCTTTCTTGCTGAGCTTATGGATAAGTTGTTTACTGATCGTCAAAAGTACCAGAAATTGCTTAAGGAAGCCAAGAAAGCTGGCGAAAAGAAACTCATTTCCAAATACCATAACAAGCAAAGGGCGCTCAAGGATACCTTGAACTCAGGTTACGGTGCGTTGGCAAATCAGTACTTTCGTTGGTTTAACTTTAACATGGCTGAAGCGATTACTTCATCCGGTCAGTTTATCATTCGATCAGTTGCTATGGAGCTCAACAAGTATTTCAACAAACTGTACGGAACTAAGGACAAGGACTTCATTGTAGCGTCTGACACAGATTCGCTGTATATCAATGCCGGTCCGTTGGTTGATAGAGTATTTCCGAAGGGTGCTTCCATCGAGAAGACTACTAACATGCTCGACAAATTCTGTAAGGAACAGATGCTTCCTCATATTGACAAGGTCTTGATTGAACTTGCAAGCAGCACTGGCTGTAAACGTAACCGAATTGTGATGAACCGCGAAACAATTTCTGACAAGGGAATTTGGACCGCGAAGAAACACTACATTCTAAATGTGCGAGATGAAGAAGGTTTCCGTCCTGAGGAACCAAAGCTGAAAATCGTTGGTATTCAGTGTGTTCAATCATCTACTCCGATGGTTGTACGAGAGGCAATTCGTAAATCACTGTTTATGATTATGAATGGCACCAAGGAAGAGTATCAAAATTATGTGAAGGACTTCAAATCTGAATTTGAGTCTCTTCCATTCGAGAAGATTGCATTCCCACGATCTGTTTCTGGTCTTAAGAAATATGGTTCAGGTGCACAAATCTTCTCCAAAGGTGCACCGATCCAGGTCAAAGGTGCTCTGTTGTACAACTTCCTTCTGAAGAAACACAAACTCGACAAAAAACTTGAGGCTATTCAGGAAGGCAATAAGTTGCGATTCACTTATCTTCGTGAATCAAATCCGATGCACTGCAATGTCATTGCATCGCCAGGTGAACTGCCACCGCAGTTTGGTCTCGACAAGTTTATTGACCGTGATCTTCAGTTCGAGAAGGCCTTTGTCGATCCTATGTCTAAAATCACTGATGCTATTGGCTGGGAAATTCTTCAGACCAACAATGCAACTCTTTCGGATTTCTTCGCATGATTGAAGAAGAAGGCATCCACTTCCTTTTTCCAAAACGAAAAAGAAAAGAAAATCCTAGATTTTTAGATTTTTGTAGACACGAAGGATGCAAAGAAGAATGGGATGTTGAAATAGTTTTTAACGGCTATATTATTACTTATTGTGATAAACACGCCCAAGAATACTTAGCATCTACAAAAGCTTTTCCTGCTATAATCCAAATGATTAGATTTGGTTGCAATGATTGGAGAAATATATGAAGTTTGCAAGATTACAATATGATTCTATTTACAAGTTGAAACCAAATGAGATGTATGGTATGGGTAAAGAGTCCCTTCGCCATGATGGACGTTTGGTTGAACTTGATGCTTTTCTAAGACAAGATCTTCTTAATTTATGTGCTAACTCAAAATTAGGTCAGGTCATTATTAGAAATATTGACTTCGATATCATAGAAATAACAGATGATTTTCTTGAATATCTTAAAGACAATGGTAAAGCAAGACAAATTTGTTATGATCGCTGCGGCTATCATGGCTGTACAAAACCAACAGAACACGAACTATACTGGATAATA